GGTCAATTCAGCAGATGTGAAGTTGACACCGATGTGCTTTTGGCTGGCAACGGTCAAAGTGGTGAACTGCTCGTTGTCGTCTTGCACTTGCAAGGCGGCGCCGTCAGTTACCAAAGCGCGGTCGGGTAAACGGATACGCAGTGTAGAACCAATCTTAGCACCTTCAACAGCGAAGCTGTCGTCGTACTGGCGGTTCACGTTACGGGTAAGAACAAGGTTGTTTTCCAAGATTTCCAGCGACTTGCGGGTAATCATGTCAATCGTCAGAATAGTATTAGACATTTCAGTCCTTTCAAAAAAGTCAAAGTTTTAGCGGTTCTGTGCTTGCAGCTTCTTAATCTGCCTTGCACGTTCGGCCTCAATCCACTGCGAATCCGTCATAGCCTTGGTAGACCTTGGATCAGTAGTGTCATAAGCCGACACTCCAGCGGAGCGTGCAGTGACAGGAGAAATCGGCGCGGGCGCAGATGTTGTTTTCTTGATCGGGGGCGCTGATGCCAATTTGGCTTCAATTTTCCCAATCTCTTTCGCCTGACCGAGTGGCGTCATGCGTGAGATGCGATCTGCTTCTTTTGGATTTGAGCCAAGGTAGTACGCTAACTCAGGCCCAATGTCCGAAGACTGGATCGTTTCGGCCATCACGTTTGTGATCGGTAGCTTGGGGTTGTAGGCGACTTGTTCAAAGTCATCATACTTGTCCCGCGCTGCTTCTTCACGCTCTTGATAGCTTTCGAGAACGGCTGATTGCTGCTTGGCTGCTTCACGTTTGGCCAATAGTTCTTCAGCTTTCTGATAGGCCATTGCTTCCGCATAGGCTTCAGGGCTTTCAAACTGGTCAACGGACGCAGTTGGTGCAGCTTTCACGATTTGCGTTTCCGCAGACCGATTTGCTTGCTCTCTTTCCCACTTACGTTGCTCTCTTGCGAGGCGTTTGCCGATCATCGCATCAATTTCAGCCTGGGAGTACTTCTTTTCCTCTGTGGCCTGATCAACTTGGTTCTCAGCGACTTCCGGCGTACTTTCAGCAACTTCAGGTGTGGCCGTCACATCCGTGGTTGGCGCGGAGTCTACTTCCGCTAGGGCTTGGACTTCTTCAGTCATTTTTTATGAATCCTAAGATTCCTCGGTGAACCTCGCCGATACGGTTTGTCAGCACATTATGCTGGAATTTTTTTTAATTAGCAATCAACAGCGCCTGCAAATTCAGGCAATGTTTTTAAGTAATCATAGGTTTGTTTGATGAAATTGCCACCATCCATGTTGGCATCAAATGAATACTCGTTAGTTTGCAACACTGGGCCGTCAGCAGATTTGCAAACTTGTACCCATGCGTTGCATGAACGCTTTGTGCCAGTCACTTGTGTCACGCGAATATATGCGCTGTTAAAAACGCTGTCTTCACCAAAGTTGTTGACCAGAGTCAGATTTTTTGAGAGTGCCATGATTTTCCTTTATTAACCCATGAACGTAACAGTGACGACATATGAATCACCAAGCCGGTTTTTCACATTTAGATTGCCACCGGTGTACCACATGTTAAATTTACCATCAACATCTGGGTTTGTGCCAGCCGTAGAAACTTCAAACAAACTACCAGCGGGTGCGGCAATTGAATAGATTGCGTTGCCACCAGTAGCAAACAACCCTTGCGTTGTGTAGTCGTAGCTGACGCTTACACTAAACAAACCTCTAGACGGAAAATAGAATCTTTCAGCAAATTCATACGTTCCATCGTCTGCAAGTGAAACTGATTGAACCGATACTGCACCGCCTGTTTGATCTCCGCTTAACGCGCTGTTAAACAGCAATGGGCCTCTATTGGCGTTACTGATATTTGCATATACGTTTAAAAATCCTTGGTTTATGCCGCCACCAATTAAGCCAGCATAATTAACTGATGTTCCTGTGCTTGATGTTACAAACGGTTTTGCGTTTGCTGGCGTTACCACACCATCATAGTTAAAAACATTGGTTGCAATAAGATCAAAGTTTGATTCTGAACCGTTAGTAGCAACAGCACCCCACACCAAACTAGGTACAGTGATGTTGTCCAAACGCAAAGTGCCATATGTTGTTGGTTCGTAGCCAATAAATGCAATTGAATTAACTGCATTTTTATTGATAGAAACATTGCTAATTGAAACAAGTGGTTTCAATGGGTTTGCAACGCTATTACCAGCACTTGCACCAACAATAAAAGTAATGTTTGTACCAATTCCGCTTGGAATTGAATTTAAAACTTGAATTCCGTTGACAATTGCAGAGCCTGTGTCTTCACCATAATCATTACCTTGAAAGAAACTTACTAAAGTTAATCCTGATTGAATTGGTGAAGTTGAAGGAGTCCCATAGTCACGGTACATAAATTGGCAGTTAGATACCATGCCAACGCCGTATTGGAAGTTGATTTCCGAACTGCCGCCAAAAGTTGTTATGCCGTTTGAGTCATCACGAATGATGGTCTCATCACGCACAGAACCAATCGCTTGAACTTTGATTGCACGGCCACGGCAATTGCGATAAATGTTGCCATAAGAAGTCAACGTGGCTTGTGAGTATGCACCCGCTGCAACCGAAGGATCTGGGCCGAAAAACCTAAAGCCATCATAGTCAACACAATTTGGTGACGACACTAAATCATCACCAGTGATTGCTGCGTATTGGTTGCCGTAATGCAAACATTCACGAATGAATTGGCTGCTGCTATATGGGGTTACAGTAATTCCATCAGTGCCACTGCTGCTAGGTGTTCCAGTTCCAGCCGCCCGTGTAATCAAGCGAACTCTGTTGTTTGCAATCGTAACCAACTGGAAAGAGCCAGCAATGTAAACCGCTTGATTCCAAATTCCCGCAACAGTCATGCGGAAACGAATGAAAGAGTTGTTGGAAATTGTGCAGTTTGGCAGTGTGTTGCTAGATGGTGCGGCTGTGTTTTGAATACGAATGCAAGCCGCAATCTTGTCATCACCGTCAAATGACAAGCCATCAATTGTCAATGTATTGTTGCCTGTTTCAATTGCAATAAACGGGTTTGTGTTGCCAGTTGTACCAGTGTAAATGATTGTTCCAAGGCCATAAAAAGTAACATTTGTTGCAATGGTTACCGAAATGTTTGAAGTCATCGCGTATGTGCCAGGTGGTACATAAACAAACTGAGCGCCTGATTGCAGTGCGTTGGTGATTGCAGTGCTGTTATTTGTTATGCCATCACCGACAGCACCATAGTCCAAAATGTTGGCTGGCGCACCAGTGATCATTGAATAAGAAACTTTTGTCAAGCTCATGGTGTATTTCCTTTTTAGACCAATGTTGCGCTAATGCTTGACACCGATGTTCCTGTGCCGCCCGACATAGTTGGAATGCGAATGGTGTATCCGATTCTGTCAGTATCAGATGTTGGATTAAATGTAATTCGCAAAATGTAGTTGCCGCCACTTGCTGCGGTCAGCGTTCCATTTACAGCTGTAACGCCTGTGGTTGTAAAACTGTTAAATGTTGCACCACCGCCATTGAGTGCGTACAGCCAACCAAATGCACCGCCAGCCGTTCCACCAAATTCTCGTGCAGCTACTGCAACTTCAACAAGTGCAATTGCGGGGTTTGCACCCCAATTGCCCCAAGTAATGTCAATCTGAAGATTTTGCGTGTACGGTGATCCAATGGATGTAAGACCAGCAAAAATCAGACAATCGCCAATCAATTGCACTTGACCACCAGTAACCGTGGGCATTGTGCTTGTGCCAATTTTAAAATTAGTACCGTCAAACGATAGGCTTGCGCTGTCTTGCAATACGCCAGATGTGCCAGCAGTCACAACACGGCCAGAGGTCAATGTACTGACCAAAGGTGCGCTGCTGAAAGTGTTTGTGCCTGTGAAGGTCTGGCCTGCGTCTGTTCTGGCGGCCGTAAAATTAGCGTTAGGAACAGTCATTACGCGAGTAGAAGCAGCCGCAGGGCCAGTAACTTGCAAAATGCCGGTTGTTGCGTTTGCTCGAATGTTGCGAACAGTCAAATCGTCACTTGCAACTTTTACCGTAGCACCAGACTGAACAATCGGCAAAACCTCTGTACCCGCCAACGGGGTCGTTGCGGAGGTCAGCGCGGAAATTTTTGTGTTGGCCATTGTTTACCCCAATTAATTGTAAATAACTTCAATTGTTGAAGTTGTTGGCGGCGCTTCAGAAAATGTCAATGTTGTTCCAGAAACAGAAAATGTATTCTTGTTTTGGTATACGCCGTTGATGTATACAGAAATTGTATTTTCGTTAGTCACGCTGTTTGACAAAGTAAAAACAACAGTCGCTCCATTGCCCGTAAAATTATCTGGGTTAGTGGTGTTTGGAATGCCTATGCCGGAAATGTTGTCGTAAGTGGCAATCAATACATCAGTTGAATCTGTTAAAACAAATTTATATGATGCCGCCGTAATCCAAATTTCACCGCCATCAGGCACTCGGCCAGCTGCGTCCAGAACAACTGGGTTTGTACGAGCGACATTGCCCGTGCTAGTTGTGTAGCTGGTTAAAGGGGTTGTTGTGCCTGCCGCATAGGTGTACAGCTTGCCGCCAGTCAGGACAGCGCCGGTGTTGGTAAAAAACTGGGCCGCAACGCCGCCCACAGGGGAGAGAAAGACGGCCATATTTAACCTTTATTCGTAAACGACAGTGTATTCGATGGTGTTTGCAATGTCGATGTATAGACCGTTGCTGAACCAGATGCCAGCAGGGAAACTCAAGTACTGACTGCCTGCTGCGGGAGTCACAGTCGCTGCAATCTTAGGATCGCTGGTGCTGGCTGTTGCGCTGTCGTACAGAGCAAAAGTGCCGCTTGATGTGCTAGAGACAAACACGCCATACAGCTTGCCGCCGCCAACTTTGATTTGCGCGTCAGCCGCGCCTTGATATTTGTTAGCCATGATGTTTCCTTATGCCAAGAATTTGAGCTTGTAGAGCGTGCGAAGATATATCTCAACGATATTATCTATCAATTGCTGGAGCGATGAGTCAGATTTATCACACACATCGTAACGAGCAGCTTCGATTTCGGCAAGTGAATCTTGCAAAAATTCAATCACATTGGCCGTCTTCTTGGCCGAATGCAGGGTGATGGGGCCAATCAGGCCGTACCGGCCTTGGTAGGCTTCAGCAAAGTCGTCAGCCGCGCCAATGATGCGGTCATAGAAGATGTTGAGCGCCACATGTTTGCTGTAGCTGCGGGTATTCAAATGCACCGAGTGAGTGACATCACGGGCTAGGAATAAGATTCCGATAAAGTCTGCGGCTTTCATTGTGGCATTCCTTGTGGAGGCATCTGTTGTTCTGGGGGCATCATCTCTTGTTCAGGAGCCATCATTTCCATGGGTTCCTCACGCATTTCAGGCATCTGGTTCATCATGCTCTGCGACTCCATGGCCGCAGCAACAACACCCATGGCAATGTCTTGGATTTGTTCCTCAGTCATACCGGCCTGAACCGCAGCAATGCGCTTGGTTTCGGCGTCATAAGCCTTGATCTGAGCCTCAAAATCCTTGCGCTCCAAGTCTTGCATCTCAATTGATTTGCCGACATTCTGGATCATCTGGTACATCTGCTCCATCTCAGCGCCCATGGCCTGAATCTGTTGCTGCGCCGCCTGCAATGCTGGGTCTTCGTCACCATCTTCCAAGAACTTGGGATCAATGGTCTTGGCAAAGCGCTTGGCCATCTCCTGTGCGCCAGGCCAGTCCATGTTCTTGACAAACAAGTCGCCAGCCACAGACCACAGTTGGGGATTACCCTGAAGCAGTTGAGCCATGGCTTCCAGCGCCTCTTGGCGCTTGGTTGCGTAGCCTGGGCCAGTCGTGGCCACCACATCGTACTTGCCAACGCCGGGGTTGTAGATCTTCTCAATCACAATACCCTGCTCATTGACAATCTTGTTGACTGGCATTGGTTGGTCAGGGTTGATCTTGACCATTTTGGTCACGCCATCTTCACCAATGATGCGAGCAATACGCTGTGTGTCGTAAATCTTGGGGATCAAGTCCACCAACTGACGAGCCACATGGCGCACGGCACGAGTCAGGTTGTCTCCATAGTGGAAAGTACCTACATCACCCTCACGCTGGCGGGCCAGAATGGCTTTACCAGAGCGTTCGTTTGATCCCATGCCCAAACTGGCATTGTATTGGCCGGTTGTGGACTTAATGTCCTCAGATGCGCCTGCTTTAGCCTGTAACAGCCCGCTAGAAGCCATCGGCGGTTGCGCCCGCTGGGGTAGTGGCAGAACTGCACCTTGGCCGTCTGTAACGTCTGGATTGACCTCCAGATATGGCCAGTTGTTTGTGTTGGCGGTCTTCCACTTGTCCTCATAACCCTCGAACTGGCCACCATAGCCAATGAATGGAGCCTTGGGGGCTAGTGCCAGCATCTCAGCTTCTTGGCTGACCCAGTAGTTGTACATCCTCTGGGCATCTTTGGCGTTTCTGACAAGGCCAGAAATGTAAATACGACCATCAACTTCAAACTCGTTGCCGATCACACGGATCACAGGGATCCATTTGCCAGCCCACTCTTTTTGTTCAAGGATTTCATAGCCGTTGATCTTGCAATACATCACCCGTGGGCGCTCAGAGATGCGGCTTTTGATTGGCTTGCCGAACATGTCCTTGAGCATCTTGTCTTCAGGCGTGCCTTCAAAGGCCGATTGGTTGCCAGGGTACAAGTTCAGCTTGGTTTTGTCGTAGTCAATGTAGTAGTAACTCGCGATACGCACTGTGTCTTCATTGAGCCAGTTGCTGATTGACTGATCGCCTACACCAAGGGACTGGAGCGTAGAGATAGGCGCAGCATCTGGGTACTGGCGCTCATATTCTGCTTTGGTCAGGTCTTCGGTAATGAAGCAATACTTGGCATCCGCACCAGTTGGGTCTTGGATCAATGGATCCATGTAGACCGAGAAGCTGTTGCGGATGCGGCCAATCTTGATGTCCTGATCGAACGTGTTTTCGTCACAGTACTCGGTCATCAGGGTGATGTAGCCCTCGCCGTAGGACACCTGATTCTCGCAAGCCGTGTCGTATGCCACGTCAGCGTCAGAGATGTACTCAATGTGGCGAATCATGCCGTTGAAAATCTCGGCCACTTCCACGTCAGCGTTGTCATCGACTGGGATGACCTTCGCGCCTGGGCGGTTCTGGCGCATGTCATTCGTCACTTGACGAACGTGTTGCGGCAGTTTGTTGATTGTCAAAGTTGGACGTGCGTTGATCGTTTGACCCTGCACCGCACCGCGAGTGGCCAAAACGTCAGCAGGCCACTGCCAGTGGTTGTCGGGAGAACCGGCATAAAAGCGCAGATCGTCAATTTCGTCTTCGCGGCTCTCGGCCAGTGCAGCGACTGCCATGTCCAACCGAGCGCGGGCGGTTGTCAGAATGTCTGAGTCAGACTTTGGTGGTTTGCCGCCAGCGGCTACATTAGCCGCCGCGACCATTCCGGTTGGATCAGCCATTATTTTTTCTTCTTTTCTGCTTCACGTTTGACTGAGTAGGCAATGGCCACGGCCTGCTTGACGGGCTTGCCAGCTTTAACTTCAGCTTTGACGTTCTTGCGAAAGGCTTCGGGTGATTTTGATTTAACCAGTGGCATTTAAGTCTCCGTGTGAAGAATAGCGTAGTTCAAGTGAATGGCTTCGCTGTATGCGTTGTTTGTCACGTTCTTGATTTCTACCGTGAACGAGCCATTGCTGACCGCCACAATGAACACATTGTACGCACCCAAAGTACCGCCAGAGGCCACGCTGATCACCACCACATCTTTGGTGCTGACGGCGCTGCAATTGACCACAAACACCGCATTGGCGCTAGGGGCCATCTGAGCATTGGCCGTAATAATCTGGCCAGAAGGCGTGTTGATCGTGACCGCTGTGGTTTTGTTATTTTGCTGAGTTACGGTGTCGTAAGCACCAGCTGCATAACCAATTGTGCCAGTAGTAGCAATGTTGGTGGCCTGAACAATATCCGCACCAATGATGTTCTGGTCTTCGTATGCAACGCCAATTGGCTTGGTATTTGCCATGATTATTTCTTCTTCGCTGTTTTGGCAGATTCTTTAAACGCTTTGGCAGTTGGCGCGCCCTTGTCGCCTGGCTGGCGCATCTTTTCTTTGCTGCCAGCGGCTATGCGCTCACGTTTTGCATGGATATTGGCATATAAGCCGGGTTTGGTAGCCATATCAACACTTCCATCGTTTAAGAGCTGCTTTAGCGCGTTCGCCATCCTTGGCGTTGGCCGCTACTGCGCCCATTCTTGCACAAAATGAATCCTTGCG